AGCGTTGATGACGCCACCAACCAGCGGCAGGCGCGAGCCGATCACCGATGTCGTCGTTCCCTCGGTTGCCAGTTGATTCAGCACCTTGTGCGCTTCCTGCATGCGGGTACCGAACAGCAGGGCCTTGCTTTGGCTATCGTTGAGCGGCTTGGTCACGCCTGGCAGCGCCTGGCCGTCCGCTCCGGTGACGAGCTTTCCGGTACCGGTGCGGGTATTTACAAGTACCGGGCCGCTGTCCGTCTGCACGATCTGTCCTTTGGTGCCCTCCTGTGCCGCTCGGAAGTGGCGCTCTGCCTGGTCGCGGTTTTTCTGGCCCTCGGACTTGATCCGCTCATTGTTCGCCACCGTGTTCGCATCCGGTGCAGTCTGTCCAGCCGACTCCTTGGCCGACATAATCCGCCGCAGCATGCCGATCTGCCACTTCGGGAAATCATCTGGATTTTGCGGGATCGTCTGCATGATCATCTGACCCTGGGCCGGATCGATGTCGCCCGCTTCGATGTGCAACTTCAGGCTGGCGGCGGCCTGCTGCGGGTCGGTGAATGCGGCGATGTCCGTGATTGCCTTCTGGCGCTTGGCTTCGCGCTGGTCGTACTCGATCTTGCCCGTTTCGCCCTTGAGCTTGCCGGTCTGTGCGGCAAGGTGCTCAGCGTCCGCTTTTGCCTTCGCCAGGTCTTGCTGCTGCTTCGTGTAGGCCAGCGCCTGCTTGCCATACCCTGCCTGCGCCAGGCCTGCCGCGACCTGGTCCGGCGTACCGCCTGCGCTGAGCAGCCGGGACAGATGGTTTTCGCCTTCGCGCTCGCGTTGGTAATCCGCGTATTTCTGCTGGCCAGCGGCCAGCTCCAGCGCGTTTTGCCGCAACGCCTGCCGGCGGACGTCTGCCTGGTCCATCTCGGCGGAGTACTCCATCATCGACTTTGGCGGCGTCAGGTATTGCTGGAAAATGTTGTCGTTGGCCATGCTCTCCCCTTAGGTGCCCAGGCTCTCGCCGTTCGGCAAGGTCCATCCATCATTGCCGCCGGAGTATTGGTTAGCGGGTGTGTACGGTGCTGCCGTGCGCCGCCCATACAGAGCGGCCAACTGGTTGGTGGCGCTGCCCCAGATGTTTCCTTGGGCCAGGGAGGCCGCGCCGGCGTTGTTGCCAGCGGCCACCATCAACGCACCGTTCCTTCCGGCCGTGTCCGCACCCACCGCGCCAATGTTCTGCGTCGCCGTCTGCCCCACGCCTGCCAGCGCGGCCAGCCGGTTCAGCCGGTCGGTGCGGGCCTGATTTGCCCGCGCGTAGGCGGTGCTGTAGCCAGTGGTCGCGTAATCGGTGCCATATCGCGCGGCGGCCTTCAGTGCGGCGCCCGAGATTCGGCCGCCGGCTGCGGCCGTTTGCCGGTCGATCGCCTGCCGGCCTTCCCTGAGCCCGAACTGGTAGCCGGGATCCATCTGGATCCTGCTCTCGTCGAGCGGCACGTCGTTTTCTACCGCCAGCGTGCCGAGCGCGGCCTTGCCGGCAGCCAGGTACGGCGCCTGGTCGGCTCGAGTGATGTCGAATTGCCGCCGATTCTCATCCATCGCATCGCGCGTCCCCTGCGCCTGCTGGTCGGCGGCCTTGCTCGCAGACTTCGAGCTGATCAACGCACCGCCGATGGTGCCCACCACCGCAGCTCCCGCTACCCAAAATGTCATGGCAGTACCTCGTGTCCTTGGTGTTTGATGAGATTTCCCGAGCCGTACATGGCCGCTTCATCCTCCTCGACCAACTCGGCCTCCGCGGCCTCGACCGTGGTGGCGTCCGTACGGTGGAAGGTCATGCACAGCACATCGGTTTCGGCGTAGACCGCCCGTTTCGTCCCAGGTGCGCTCGCGATCAGGTGCGGCCCGGTAAAGCGCTGCGGCTCGCCGATCCCGTCGCTGATACAGACCGTCCCGCTGACGATCAGGTAGAAATGTTCCTTCTTGTGCACCTTCCCGACCACCAGCACGCCCGCTTCGCGCCAGACCTCGCGGCAGTACATGCCGGCGTGGAAGCGGTGCGTGGTGCGTGGTTCGTATTGCGGCAGCTTGGACACGGCCTCCTGCACGCGCTCGACCTTCTGCCGCATGGAGATGGCAGGCGCAAACCCCTTGCCGTAGGTGACCTTCATCAGCCAGCCACCCCAATCTCGCCCTCGCCCGAGACCGACAGGACGCCGGCGGCATTGGCCCCGCCCACCAGGAAGTCGGCAGCGTCGATGCGCAGCAGCCCGTACCAGTCGTAGGAGCTGTTCGCGGCGATCACCTGGCCCTGGCCGATCACCTCGGTACCGGCCGCATTGGCGCCGGTCGCGCCCAGCCACATCGAGAACGCCGCGGCTGCTGCGCTCTTGTTGGTGACGCGCAGGTGCTTGAGCACGATGTACTGCGGCGAGGCGCCGGCGTTCACGCCGCCGGCCGCTGTAGGCGGGTTGAGCAGGTTGGTGTTGAGCGCCGCCGTCAGCGCGATCGGGCCGAAGCGGAATGTCTTGTTGGATGCCATGTTCAGGCCTCTTGTCAGGATTGAATGCCGTTCGCCACCAGGGTGGCAATCACGGTATTGAGTTTTGTTACGATGTCATCCGCCTGCGCTGCCGTCGCAAAGCCGTACGGCGCCGCGTTCGTCGCTGCCGTTGTCGCCACCGGGCCACCAGACGGCACAGACGGCTGCGCCAGCCTGCCATTGCAGCCAAATCCGAACTGCACGGTCAGCTCTCCCACGGCGGCGGTCGTCGTGACGGCCAGTGTCTTGCTGGCCAGGCTAGTCGTCGCGTCGAGGGTCGTGAAGTGCCCCGCTGCCGGGGTCGTCCCGCCAATCGCCGGCGGCGCGGCAAAGTTCTCCAGCAGGGCCAGCGTGCCGTCCTTGTCTGGCATCGTCCACGTGCGCGCAGCGGTGGCAACACTGACAATCCAGCTGGTGATCGTGCCGGCGACGTTTTTCAGGTTCAGGACGAAGCCGGTGAGGCCGGGTACGCCGTCCCGGGCGTCCTTCGAGTTGAGCGGCACATACACGCCATCCACGCACGGCGGCCCCGGCACCGGCTGCTCGACACCATCATCCTGCAGCATGAACAGGGCCAGGCCCGGGTCGCCCTGCATGCCCGGCGGTCCGGGAGGTGCCGGGAACAGGTCAGGCGCGTCCGTGGCATCGCCCAGCAGCGCGGCGTGGGCTGCGCCCTGCGCCAGCGCGGCGCCGTTGGCCTGCACTTGGGTGTTGAGCGACTGGAAGTAGCGCGCCCACTCCGGCGACAGGAACAGCTCCACCTTCTGGCCGCCCACCTGCGCGGTGCCCAGCGGGATCCGGGTTGGTGCCGGGACGCTAAGCATGGTCCACCGCCACCGCGTGGATGTTGAACGGTACCGGATCCGAACAGCGGATGCGGAACACGCGGTCGTTGGCCGTGCCCAGCATCATCCAGCGCACTTTCTGCATCCAGCGGCCGATCGCGCCCAGCGAGCGGATCAGCTTCGGCCCGAAGTTGAAGCCGCCGTCGTTCGAGATCTCGAGCGTCACGTTGCCGCCGTAGCCGGTCGAGCAGGCCAGCTCGAGGCCGCGGAAGGTGATCGGCTCCATGCTGGCCTTGACCATGTGCGGCCAGGTGCGCTCCCGCACCAGCGGATCGGCGCCGTAGGCGTAGGTATTCGGGTCGACCAGGTACAGGTTGCCCTGGGCATCGCCGGCATACTGGCCGCCGTTCACCAGGCAGACCGAGGTGATGCGCAGCGGCGCCCAGCCCGCGCCCCACTCGGCGCGCTCGTGCCACTGCTGCATCGCGGCGTCGAACACCAGGGTGGTGGCCAGGCCCGGCGCGTTGATGCCGATGAACTCATGGCCGTCCACCTGGTAGGTCCACATGGTTGCGGCGCTCAGGTCCGTCGACTTGGCCAGCATCTGCTCGATTGCCCTGGTCGATACCCGGACCGGCGCGTGCCCGGACATCCGGTAGACGATGCCGCTGCCGGTGCGCGTCTGGCCGATCCAGAACACCGAGTCGGCGGCGACGATGCAGGCGTTCGCGCCGACGCAGCCGACGTCGATCTGCGCCGAGTTGTAGCGGGCGAACGGGAACAGTGCGCCGCCACTGTCGATCCAGATCTCGGTGGTGTACGCGCCGAGCAGGATCAGCTCGCGGTGCGACACCAGGGCGCTGACGATGTTGTCGGGCTGCGCGTCGGCGGACGAGAAGTCCAGCGCATCCAACGAGGTCGCATCGTCGAGCGCCGTGATGTAGAACTGGTCGGTGCCGGGCGCCACGAAGATCATGTAGCCGTCGATGAAGCCCACCGATTTCGAGCCGCGCCAGCCTTCGGCCGTGATCGGCGCGAGGACGTTGCTGTTCAGGTTGAACACGTCGCCGCCGGCGCCACCGGCGATCACCAGCTGGCCGTTGTTGTGCGCCATGCCGACCGGACCTTCGGCGCTCGACAGCGTGCCGCGGTTCACCGCCGCGCCGTTGACGATTTCCAGCAGCGCGCCGCCGGCCACGACAAACCAGCGGCCTTCGACGTTGCGCTGGCCGCGCACCGGGGCGCCGAGCGACAGGTACATGGCCAGCCCGGGCGCCGATACCTGCGTCAGCACGCGGGTCTCGCCCAGTCCCTCGACCTGCTCGAGGTAGCAGTTGATCGCGGTCTGCACCGCGGCCTTGCGGTCGTCGAGGTGGTAGCTGGGGCCGATGCAGGCCACAAAGTTCCGCCCGGCCATCAGTTCCACCCCTTGAGGATGTTGCCGCTCGCGCTGCGAGGCGCCAGCGGGTTGGCCGACAGCATGGCAGGGCGGACGTTGGCATTGGCCACGTTGAACAGCGCCTTCTTCTCGGCCGCCAGCAGGCCGGGCGGAACGCCGCCGAGCAGCGCCGGCGCCATCGCCACCGCAAGCGAGGCGGCGAACGCGCCCTGGTAGCCGGCCGGGAGCGTGTAGCCGGTGTCGAGGTCGGCGAAGCTGGCGAACGGCGCGCGGGTCAGGACGCTGATGGTGTTGCCGGTCGCGGCCGGGTACAGGTAGACCGTTGCCAGGCCGTCCCACGCCCAGAATTCGGGCCGCCCGCCCTGGTCCTTCTGGTCGATGTCGTTGTACTGCTGCATCGTGATCAGCGTCATCGGGAAGCCGTCAGCCTGGGCCGAGATGATCTCCTCGCCGGCGGGGATCGCGGCGAAGGCGCCGGCGGCCAGCGTCAGGCTGGCACCGTTGACGGCGCCCGATGCGATCACGTCCTGCGGTGTCATGTCGCGGCCCGCGCTCCAGTCGTCGGCGATCGCGTTCAGGCGGCGCAGGCAGGCCGCCGCCAGGTCGGCGTCGAGCGTTTCGCCGGGCGCCAGCCGGTTCATGCTCTCGAGCGCGAGCGTGATGATGGTGCGGGCCGTGATCATGACTTACTCGCCGGTCGGTGCCGTGGTTTCCGTGGCCGCGTCCTTGTCGCCCTTGCCGCCCTTGGCCGGGGCGACGTACGCCGGGCCATAGCCCGCCTTGGTCAGCTTCTTGTGCTCGGCCTCGTCGTTGGCGACGGCAAAGCCGACGCCCTCGGTCAGCTTCATGTTCAATGGGTACATGCGTTTCTCCTGTGGATAAGTGAGGAAGGGCCAGCCTTGCGGGCCGGCCCGGCGGCGCCTTAGTTCGTGCGGCGCACGGCGAAGTTCGGCAGCGTCACCGCGGCACCCCAGAGGATGTCGAAGCGGCTGACGAACTTGTTGTTGATGATGTCGAAGCCGCGCACGAAGCGCAGCGACACACCGCCTTCGTCAGCCAGCGATGCCTGATAGGCCATATCCATTCCGCCCGGCAGTTCCTGCTTCGGCGAAACGAACGTGATCGCGTCGCGGTGCCATACCATGTTCTGGGTGTAGGTGGCGTTTGCCGCGCCGGACGTGATCGTGATCGCCGCGTTGTCGGCCGGGCGCGCGGTCACGTTCTGGTAGGCGCCGCCGGCGATGATGGCTGGGCTGCACACGATGGTGAGGTTGCCCGCCGCATCCGACGCAGCGTCAGCCGTCACCAGGAACGACTGCAGCACGCCGGTCGATGCCTTGGTTTCCGGGTTGACCGAATACACGCCGGCGATCGTGAAGGTGTCGCCCTTGTTCAGGCGCTGCGCCGCCGCAGCGGTCCAGCCGTCGGTGACCAGGTTGGTAGTCGCGGCATACGGGTTGTCGGTCGCGCCGGCGTTCACCGTACCCTGGTTGGCACCGTTCACCAGCGGCGCGCCACCCAATGCGCCGACCGTGTGCGAGGGCACGTTCTGGCTCATGGCGATGTCCAAGCCGGCGCCGGTCTTGATGACGCCGGTCTTGTACTGCTCGCCCAGGACTTCCTTGTTGTTGAACAGGCCCGACAGGCCAGCGACGATGGTCGCATTCGCGCCCGGCTCGATCGCTGCCATACGGTTACCGTCGCGCGGCACGCTCATGCGGTCGAGCGGCACACCGGCCTGCAGCAGGTCGGCGAAGGTGGCTGGCGGGGTGCCGGGCGTGCCGACGATCTGGTGCGTGCTGTTTTTCAGCAGCGACGCAACGCGATAGTCCAGCAGTGCCGCCAGTTTCAGGCCAGCAGGTTTCAGGTAGCGTTCCTTGAACGCCTTGTTGACTTGACCATTGCTGCCGACCGACGTGGACAGTTCGGTCGAGCCGATGGCGAAGTCCAGACCGAGCAGCGGCTGCAGGGTAACGTCGACATTGCGCTCGGTGATGTCCTGCACCACGGCGGTTTCGCCATCGCGGTGCATGAACTGGACCGGTGCGCGCGCGCTGATCTTCTGGCCCGGCTTCAGATCCTTTTCCCACGAATCCTTGTAGTCGGTATTCATGTTGCCGAGGAAGGCGCTGTTGTTGTGCGCAATACGCAGGACTTCATTGGTGATGACCTGCGAAGTGACGAGATTGTTTGCCATGAGTGGCTCCTATTAGCGTTGTGCCCGTTCCTGGGCGTTGGCCCAGGCGATGTAGGCCTTGGTGTTGGATGGATCCGGCATGCCGTTGGGCACGCCGCCGCCGCGCGCCGGCTCGATCGGCGCAGGGGCGTTGCTCGGCTTCGGCTTGGCCTTCGATTTCTCGGCTTCGAGCTTCTGCTCGAGCTTGGCGATCGCGCGCCCGGCCTGCACGGCGCCCATCTTCGAAATGCTGGCGGCTTCGTCCGCGTTATCGGGGTCGGTCAGGTATTCGATGACGCCTTTCGGGTCGTCGGCGTGGAAGATCGCGTCGGTGGCAGGCTTGGGTGTGCCGCTGCGATCGGCAAGGCCGCCAAAGGCCTCGTCCAGTTCCGCCGAAAGCGTGTCGAACTTCTCCGGGCCCCATTCCTTGGCGAGCGCGGTCACGACCCCATGGCGACGCTCGACCTCGGCCTGCTGCTCGCGCATCGTCGGTGCAAGCTGCTTAGCCTGCTCTGCGATGCGCTGGTTCAGCTCGGCGCGGGTCAGCGTCACGGGTTCGTCGTCGTCCGCCTGGTTGGATTGCTCGTGTTGCGCAGCTGCGGCCGGCGTCGCGGCGAGCAGCTCGTACTTCTTGCGCGTCAGGTTGTCGACGCGGCGGCGCAGGCGCTCGATCTCGCGCTGCTCCGGGGTCTTTTCCTTCTTCGCTTCCGCTGCCGGTTCGTTGCCGTCGCCCGCGTTGGCTGCGCCGCCATTGGTTCCGTCGCCCAGGTTGGGCTGGTCGATGTGGTCGGCACCGTTATTTGCGGTGTCGCCTGCCGCGGCGGGGGTGCCGCCAGTTGGCAATGCGTTGTCGTTGACGTCCAAAATCATGCTCCTTGTGGTGGGTCAGGCAAAGAAAAACCCGCGCTCGGCGGGTTCGGGGTTTGCTGCAGGGCAGCGGAATCGTCTGGCGCTGGCGCCGGTTCGGATGGTTCGGGCGGCTCGGGTGCGGCTGGTTCGGGCATCTCCGCGTCGTCGGGCTGCTGCGCGATGGCATGCGGCTGTGACATCTCACCCGGCAGCGGATCCGGGTGGCTCAGCATCGCGTCGACCGTTTGCGCGACCATCAGCCGGATCTGCTCCGGCGTCATGGCTGTGCTTGTCACCTGCAGGCGCTTGGTTCTGGCCTCATAGTCCTTGATCTTCAGCTCGCGCTCCTTGATGTCCATTTCAGCGCGCTTATCGTGCAGCTGCTCCTGGGCCTCGTCGGCCTCGGCCTGCGCGTCGTGCGCGTGCTGGATCGCTTCCTGCAGTGCCTGCTGCGCCTGCTGGACCTGCTGCAGCAGCTGCTCGGCCTTCGGCTGCTTGCTCGTGTCCGGGTTCAGGATCGCCTGCACCGCCGGCGGCGCCATCGCGGCCAGCACCTGGGCCAGCTTGTCCGCGTGCGGGATGTCCAGGTTCTGCGCCCATAGCGGCGCGATCGCCGGGGTCATGTTCGGGTTGTTGCGCATCACTTCGGCCAGCGCGGTCTGCGCCTGGCTGCGCTGGGTGCTGTAGCTGGCTCCCACCACCACCCGCACGTCGTACGAACCGACATTGGGGTTGATGCTGATGCCATCGTCGGTCTCGCGTACCGCCTGCGGCTGCTCGGGGTCGACCGTGATGCTGCCCGGCTTCATGTCGATACCCAAGATCCGCTGCCGGCGCTTGGTGTCGATCAGCTTTGCCGACATCTGCACCACGATGCGCCCGACCTGGCCCAGCGACGCCGCCAGGTGCTGGGGGAAGTGCGCCGTGCTGGCCTCGCCCTGTTCCTTGCGCGCGTCGATCGCCACGCCCGAATGCTCGTTGCTCGGCGCGCCCAGGTTGGCCTGGTACATGCCGATCGTCGCCTCGAGGTCGCGCAGCGCCTCCTGCGCGCCGACGATGTGGTTCTGCAGGTTGACCGACACGTTGGCCCGGGTCGGCGCCGCGATTGGCTGGCCGTTCTCGTCGATGTCGTTGTACGGCAGGAACGCGCGCGAGTCGATCGACGCCCGGTCCCATAGCGCTTCGAGCCCACGGATTGCCCGCACCGGTGCCATGTACGGCGCTTTCGGCGCGCTGCCCATGTAGGCCAGCTCTTCCGACTTGTGATAGTTGTAGGCCCGCTGCGGGTTCATCGCGCGGCGCGGGATGCCGCAGTACTTCAGGCGGCCGTCGCTGATGCCCCAGTAGCCGTACACCGGCACGATGCCAATATGGTCGGCAGGGTAGAGCGCCTCGGTGCCGTCGGCGTTCTTCACCGTGTCCAGGATCGCCGCGCCGCTCATCGTGCGCCACTTCACGCACTGGTACTTGTCGCGGTAGCTGCGCACGAAGTGCAGCGTGAGCCCGGCGGCCTGGCAGGCGGCGTGGTATTCATCCTCGGAGCCGGTGACCTCCTGGCCGTCCAGGCCGATCCAGATGATGACGTTGCGGGTCTTGTCTTCCTTGTACCACTGCTCGGCCACGACGATGGACTTGCGCTCGCCCTGGCCGTCCGCGCCGCGCTGGTCGGCGCCGAAGCTGACCTTCTCGGCGCGCGTGCCGTACTTGCGCTCGAATTCGCGCTCGCTCATCGATGTGAGCAGGTAGCCGAAGGTGGCGTCGCTGCCGTCCAGCTGCACGCTCCACGGGTCGAACACCACGCGCAGCGGGTCGGCCTCGGCGCAGATGCGCGGCTCCTGGTAGCCCAGCGCGCGGTCGACGTACTCGGGGCGCACGATCAGGTAGCCGACGCCAGTGCGCGCCGCCGAGGTCAGCACGGTCCCGTAGTGGGTCTGTGCACGGCTGGCGTATTCGATGTGGCGCAGCATGCCGTCGAGCTGCTCGGACACCTTGATGTCGGAGCCGGAGCCCACCGGCACGGTGTGGATCGACGGCGGCGACTTGACCACCTGGCCGGCGACGTTGGCCACGTACTGGCCGGTGTGGTCCATCACCAGGCAGGGGCGGGCGCCGCCGGGGTCGTTCTCGCGTGCGCGCCTGACCGCCTCGTCCCACTGCTGCGGGTTCGACGGGTCGGAGAACTTCAGGTCTTCCTCGATCTGCTGACGCTGCTCGCGCGTCGCCTCGATCGCGTCCTGGTACATCTCCTGCGCCTGTTTGAGATCATTCGCCATTACATTGCCCTTGCGCCGGATGCGGCGGATTTGGTGAAGTCGTACGTCGGTTTCTGCTTGTCGCGGACCATGAAGCACATCATCAGGGCGTCGGCCATGTTCGGCGACGGAATCTTCCTGGCGCGCATCTCGTCCTTGCTGACCAGCTGGATCATCTTCGAGCCGGCGGTGCGCTTGCGCTGCTGGCGGACCAGCTCCGTCTTGAGCTGCTGCAGGTCCTTGATCTCGCTCGACAGGCTGATCATCGTGGCCGGGTCGTGGTACTCGCCCTTGACCAGCGCTTCATAGGTGCGCTTGAAGCGGTCGCGCAGCAGCCACCAGCCCATCGCCCGCAGGTTGCGAAACACGTCCTCGTTCTTGCGGTCCTTCTCGTACAGGCCGGGCCAGGGCGAGTCCCCCGCGCCGAAACCCTGCACATCGATGTCGCGACCGGCGATCCGCTCCTTCAGTCCGACCTTCACACCGGCGCCGACGCCGATGCTGTCGTACACGATGATGTTCGCGCGATGCTCGAAGGCGTCGTCGAAGGTGCGCGTGATCGCATCGTCAATGTCCCCATCGGTCCAGCGCTTCACATCCTGGACGAGCATGCCGTAGCGCTTGGCTAGGCCCTTGGCGTCGCTGCCGCTGTCAGCCGGGTCGAAACCGATGACGCGGTCGCCGCGCGGCGTGTAGTTCAGCTTCTTGTGCGCGTCGATGGCCGCGTCGATCCATTCCGGCTCGATCACCGAGTCGTCGTAGTCGGCATTGCACTCGCCTTCCCAGACGTGCAGGTACTTCTTGAAGTTGGCGGCCTTGTCGCGCTCCATCTCGACGCGCAGCACGTCTGGGAAGCGCGGGTTGTCCCGGTACGACACCTTGCGCACGTAGGTGTAGTCGTCCTCGTAGACGCCGGGGCGGCCTGCGGCGATCTCGGCGTTGATGTGGTCGATGTACGGCAGCACGAAGCGTTTGTAGGTCGGCGCGTCGGGCTCGTTCGGGTTGAAGCTGATCCAGATCTCGGAGTTCGCCTCTCGGACGGTCGGCACCAGTACCTTCCAGCTGTTCTCGCTGACGTTTTCCGCCTCCTCGACCCAGACGATGTTGTAGCCGAACTTCGACTTGATCGAGGCGACATTGCGCGCCAAGCCGACAAACTTGGCACATGAGCCGTTGCGTCCGTAGATGCCGTCGTTCTGGATGTCGAAGAACTCGCTCAGGCCCAGCTTCTCGATCTTGGCCTCCAGCACGGCCTTGCTCGATTCCTCGATCGAGTTCTGGAACTCGCGCGCGCACAGCAGCTTGGTGCCGTACTGCCACATCATCCACACCAGGATCTCGGCGATTTCCTCGGTCTTGGCGCCGCCCCGGCCACCAAACGGCACCTTGATCCGCTTCGGGTACAGGAGGAACTCGAACGCCTCGAACAGCTCGATCTCCAACGGTTGCTCGAGCGCTTCGCTCATGCGGGCCTCACGATCTTGAAGACAGTGCCGCGTGCCGGGTTCACCGGGCTGGCCTGCTCGTTGACGCGCTTGTTCTGGTCCTCGATCGTTTCCTTGTTCGCACGCAGCAGGTTCATCGGGATTTCGCTCGCGCCGTTGGCCATCTTCTGCAGTACCTCGAACGTCTTCAGCTGCGCGGCCGTGGCCAGCGGGTTCACGTCGTCGACCAGCTCGAGCTGCTGGTTGGCCAGGATCGACAGACGATGCGCCGACGCCGCGCTGATCTCGGCCGCAGTGCCGATGTGCTCGCTGATGTTGCTCAGCTTGCGCGCGAGGTCCGACACGATCAGCTGCTGGGTCTGCGGCAGCTGGGCGATCTGCGCAGTCACGCGCTTCGCCTCAGCCTCGGCGCGGACCTTCTCTTCGGCCAGCACGTGCAGCGGGCTCTTGCCGCTGGGCGAGCTAGCCTTGCCGGGTTTGATCTTGCGGCGGATCGACGATTCGTTCACGCGGAACTCGGCCGCGAGCGCGTTGATGGACACGCCGTCGACCAGGTGCCGGCGCTCGACCTCAGCCCACTGCTCGGGCGTAAGAGAAGACTTGCGGCCCATGCTTACCCCCTTTCGGCTGAGACTACGAATAAAAAAGCCCGCACAGGCTTGGCACCTGGCGGGCGAAGTCCATCGCCTGGTAGCGCTGGAGGAGACTCGGAAATGCAACAGCCCCGCTGACCTTTCGGGGCGGGGCTGATTTCAGTGGGCGCACCTCTCCCACCACGCGAGCATGATGATTAGAAACTTTTCCGTTGTCAACTACTTTCCATCGAACAAGCCACGCCGACGCATCAGCGGCCGGATTGCCTCGACCGCGTTCTCATAGGTGTCGGCCGCGTCGTTGCGCCATACCCTGGCGCGCGCCACACGGTTCTTCATCTCCAGGCCGATGGCCATCTGTTGTGCGACCGGCAGCTGGTAGACGCAAAACGCGACCGCTTGCATCTCGGTGACGTGCAGGCGCCCGCAGCTGGCCTCCGTGCTGTCCTCGTACTGGCGGCTGCTGCGCGCATCGCGGCACGACACCGATACCCGATTCACACCCAGGGCCGGGCGGTAAGCGGCGGACCAGTCGTGCCACTCCACCAGCAACTCATCGGCCAGTTGGCGCTCTTCGTTTATTTTCATTCAATACTCCTCATCAAGCCCAAATCTCATGCTGTCGATTTCCCGCTGCGCCCGATCGATCAGCAATGCCCCGACCACTGCGATCACCACCCCAGCCAGAACCACCACGCCAACGCCGCAAAACACCGTGCTCATGACATCCCCTTTTTATAGTTGCTATAAAGAAACCTCTTCGGCAAAACGAAATTTCGATGCGCGCCCCTCGTTTCTCCCGCTCCCTATGAAAGCCCCGCCAATTTCGCCGGTTTTCGGTTCGGCTTTATTCGGCTTTATTTCGTGCGTTATCGGCGTTAAAGACCGGTGCCCAGGTCCGTCGCGCCACCCTTCAATCGCGCCGCGAAGCCCCGAAAAAGCGCCGATTTCGCGGGCAAAAACCGGATGACTGTTGATAATTCCCATTCCTCTATGAAACTATTGGGCCGCCGCGCCACTTTCGCGCCGGGCATTTCCGATTTTCCGGCCGATCTCGTTGACGGCCTTGGCGGCGGTGTCGAGGTTCGGCTCGAGGTAACCGATCGTGGTCATCGGGTGCTTGTGGCGCATCACCTCCTGGATGGTCTGGAGCGGCACGCCGGCCTCGGACAGCATGGTGGCGAACGTGCCGCGCAGGCGGTGCGGGGTGATGCCGACCAGTTCGCACGCCGCGTTCGCCCGGGCCATCGCGCTGCGCGAGAACCCGGCCGGCAGCTGGCGGCCGTCGCGGCGCGGTGCGATCAGGCCCGACTCGCGGCGCAGCGGCGCCAGGTGCGCGATCAGCCAGTCGGCCATCGGCACCGGCTTGGCTTCGCGGCCCTTGGTGATGCCGGGCGTGTAGGTGGCGCGCTCCCAGTCGATCCACTCCCAGCGCGCGCTGGCCGATTCCGACTCGCGCAGGCCCACGCCGAACATCAGGCGCACCGCGGTTCCCACCGCCACCGAGCGCGCCGCGCTGTCGATCGCCGCGAACCAGGTGTTGGCCACGTCGACCGGCAGCATCGCGCGCGGCTTGCGCTGCACCTTCAGCATCGTGACCTTCCATGGCAGCAGCGGGATGATCTCGCGCTTGACGGCCCACATCGTGATCAGCTTCATCAGCCGCAGCCAGTGGTTGGTGCTCGACGGCGCATGGGTCTCGAGGTGCTTGTTGCGCGCGAGCTCGATGTCCGTCGTGGTGATGGCGCCGACCGGCTTGTCGCCCAAGGTGTACAGGTGCAACCTGGCGAACGTCTTGACGCTGCCGATGTGCCGCGCGCTGCGGATCGGCTCGTGGATCTCCAGCCAGGCGGCGATCAGCTCCCGCAGAGTAGGGACCGGCTGACCGCCGTTGGCGCGCACGACCGCGTCGTCGTACGCCTTCCGGGCCACCTTCTCGGCCCGGCCCTTGAGCTTCTCGCGCGTGCTGCGCTGGATCCGCAGCCCCGCCACCTGGAAGCGGTAGTGCCAGGCCTTGCCGGGACCGGCGCGGAACAGGCTGTAGCTCATGGCTGCGTTCCTTGCCTGGGCGCCATCCCGAGCGCCTCGCGGGCGTTGTTCTCCTGCAGGGCCGACACCGACTTGTCGCCGTCCTTCACCCGCTGGACGATCCGGCGCGCCCAGCGCAGGTGGTCGAACCCGTCCCCGGGCGCCTTGACCACGCCGCGCGTGACGATGCCCTTTTCCTCGAGCTCGCGGATCATCGCCTCGGCCGACTCGCGCGACATCGCCGCCTTCCCGGGCGCCGGCAGCTGCACGCGCGGCGGCGGGATGTCGGCCCAGTGCGACTGCGACAGCTGCACCTTCATCAGCGCCGCCCAGCGGTCCTTGATCGCCGAGTAGGCCTGCCCCATCAGGTCGTTCTGCATGTAGATCGCGGCCCAGTAGATCGCGCGGTGCGACCAGGTCCCCATCTCGCCCTTGCGGCGCGCCTCCAGTCCCGCGACCGCTTCGTGGTACGCGGCCACCGGGTCGACCAGCGGCTTGCACGCCTGGATGAACTCGGCGCAGCTAGGCGGCCAGGCGTAGCGGCTGCGGCAGGCCTTGAGCCCGGCCTTGACATCTTCGGGCGTGATCCCTTCCTCCTCGAACGCCTCGACCCAGCTTTCCTGCCAGTTGTCGATCGCCTGCGCGTCCGGGAAGTTGGAGCGCCACTTGTGCGGGTAGGCGCCATCGAGCCGGTTGTACAGGTGGTCCATCAGCGAGATCCCGAGCCCCGGGTGCGGCTCGAACCACTGCGAGTAGGGCCGGGTGGTGACGGGCGCCGCCGGCGCGGCTTGCAGCGCGGTTTGCTGGTCGGTCATGGGCGATTGGTCCGGTTGCGGTTGACGTGGGCGGTCGGGTTGAACCTGGGCGCGTTACCGCCGGCCGGCGAGTCGCGGTTCGGCTTGAGCACCCAATCGGCCTCGAACCCGGTCCAGCCGCGTACGCAGCACAGCGCCAGGGCGGCGTCGAGCGACAGGCCGGCTTTCGCTGTCTCGCGCACCAGCTGGGCCAGCACGGTGGCGGTCACCGGCGCGCGCTTTTTCGTGCGCAGGGCCAGCCAGTCGGCCATGGTCTGGTCGCTTACGCCATGCGCCTTCAGGTCCGGCTTCGGATCGAAGGCCGGCGCAGCCGGGGCGGCGCGCTTGCGCGGCGGGGTTTTGTCTTTGTCTTTATCCTGTTCCTGTTCCTGTTCCTGTTCCTGTTCCTGGCTTCGAAGGGGCTTCGAAGGGGCTTCCGTGGAAGCACCAAATTCAGGGGCGGATTTGAGGTGGAAAACGGACCGGTATTTCTCGTAGAACCCGCACAGGTGCTTGCTTTCAGGCTGATTGTCGAACTCGGTTTGGACGCCGATGCAGCGCTTGTCTTCCGGCTTCAACTGGGCAGCGATCTGGTACGCGGCCATCTCGTACACCCAGACCACCTCGGCGTCGTGGTCGTAGTCGCAAAAACCGGCATCGATGGCCCATTGAAGCCCCTTCGAAGCCCCTTCCATGCCAAGCCCGGTTTCGTGCGCAATGGTCACGATCGGCAGGTAGTACAGGCCCAGCATGTTGGAGTTCGGCGCCGTCATCAGGTACGCCGCAACCAGCATCGCCTCGGTGCCCTTGGCGCGTAGCGCCTTGCCGGTCTTGCCGATCCAGAACTGGGGGCCGACCTTGGAATAGTCACGCACTGGCCGCCTCCTGTGCCGGTGCAAACTGCACCTCGAACCCGAGCGCAGCTGCGATGTGGTGCTCGAGCGTGGCGCCGCGCGACTTCTCCCAGCCTGGTAGCAGGCAGATGCTGTCGCACGTGACCAGCTGGGCGATGTCGGCGCGCATGCAGTCGGCCCAGTCGGCGCCGACATCGAGGTTGATCTCGGCGGGGTTGATGACGGTGTGGCCGCGCTCGCGCAGGACCGCCGCGGCAGCATGGAACGCGGGGAAGTTCAATTCGGGCAGGCCGGTCATGGGACCGGCGATATAGATTTTTTCCATTGGTATGCTCTGAAATGCGGTGGTGGATGCTCAGCCGAGCCAGGTCAGCGTGCGCGCGGTGGCACGTACTCGACCCAGGTGAGCACAGGCGCCCCCCCCCCTCACGACCGCGTTGCCGTTCTTGTCGATCTTCGGGCCGCGCACCATCAGCCGCGCCAGCTTCACTTCGCCCGGGCTGACCGCCAGCCAGTCGTGGCAGAACTGCGGCGCGTCGAATTCGGGGCTGACCTTGACCGGGCGCGTCGACTGCTCGAACAGCTGCGCCGCATGGGCGTCGCGCCGGGCCGCCCATTCCGCCTGGGTCAGGAAGAGCTCCTTGCCGTCGCTGTCGCGCTCGGAAGCCGCCACCTTGCGGTTCGCGATGCCACGGCAGACACCCTTGCTGACGCCAAACACACAAAATGCACCCATGGTTGTCTACTCCTGCAGGTTGGTTAGCGAGTGGGCGGGGGCGAGCGCGTTCACGACCAGTCCCGCACGAAATCCACCAGGGCCTCGAACTCCTCACGCGACAGCTCGAGCGACGGCAATCCCGCGGGCTTGATCTCGACATGGCCATCGGACCAGACCGCGAAACGGCAGCGTGGCGGCTTGGCGGGGGCGGCTGGCTCGGGCTTGATGAGCACCTGGCTGCGGTTCTGCGGCGGCTGGCCGGCCTGCTTCTCGGCAAAGCGCGGGACCTCCACCAGAGGCTTCGTGTCCTGCTTGCCCAGCTCAGCGCCGGACGCCAGCGCGTCAGTCTGCACGGCCGGTTCCCGCTTTTCCAGGGATGCCTTCGGCCCCAGCGTCCAGACGCGGTCCTTGCACACCAGGCGCTCGCCCTGGACCGAGCTGCGCAGCTCCACGGACGGGTAGCGATCCGGGCCGAGGTCCAGCAGGATGCTCAGCTCGGCCGAGGTCGCGCTGCCGCGGCGCGCGATGAAGGCGCTCGCCAGCGCGGCAGGGCCCAGCGTGAGGTGTTGCTCGCGGAAGGCGAGGATGTCGGCCTTGGCGACCGCCAGTTGCGCCGGATCCGGACGCTCGGCCAGGTAGAGGTCGTCCGTCATTTCCGGCCCCGCACGTGGGTTTTGTGGCGGCGCACGTTGCGCGCCTTGTTGGCCGCGCGCTGCTGCTGGGCGGCGGTGATGCCGACTCCCTTGGCGCCGTAGAGCATGCGCTTCGTGGCGGTGCCGCGCAGCTGGCGGCGCGGGGTGCTGGTGCGTGGCGCCTCCATCCGAACCGTCGGCGCGGTCTGGGTGAAACCTGCGCCGGCGCCCAATGCGAGCGTCATGCCGATCAATGCTGTCAGTGACTTTCGAAACATCATTACTCCCTGTTTTTAGTTTTGGCGGTTGCTCCCGGCGGACCGGGCGCGGCCCGATTCACACGGTCTGGTACACCCCGCCGTAGTTGTCGATGAACACGTCGGCGCCCACGCGCTCGGACACTTCGTTAAACTTCGCGAGCGTCGCCAGCCCCAGGTCGACGCCGACCGGGTGCGCAGTTCCCGTCACATCGAGGCAACGCCGCGCGAGGATGTCGAGGTAGGTCTGCACGTCGGCCAGCTCCTTGGTGGCCAGCACTTCGAACTGCTCCGCGGTCAGGTCGCCACGCTCAAACTTCTTACGAACGTTCGCGTATTCGCCCAGCTCGCCCATCACGGCCTGCAGCCACTGCGCGGGGCTCCAGTCCGAGCCATCCGGTTTGCTGTGCGCGAGCTGGCCGTGCGGGTTTTTGAACTGCGGCAGGCGCAACGTGTTGGCCTCCCTCAGTGCGGCGAAAGTCAGTGATCGCATGTCGTTCTCCTTGTCGTTGTTGTGATGCGCCTGCATGGTCACTGGCGCGCGGTGCAGCGGCGTTGGCGCGCTCGCTCCCATTGGTTCGCTGGGCGGCACCCTTCAGCTTCGGTTGGGTATGTCCCCGGCTCTCGCCGGCCCGCGCCGCCTGCGGGGCTGAATGGGCTAGAAGGCCGCGATGCGCTGGCTAAGGATGTCGGAGTAATTGCCCATCGCTTCGGACTGCGCGCACAGCCGGTCCTGCTCGTTGGGGTCGAGGCCAGCGAAGATCGGCGTGTCGAAGAACGCTTTCAGCTTCGTGCGCTTCTCGTCCAGTTCGGCCTTCTCGTCGATGACGCGCTGCTGGTGCGGCGGGATGGACGACGCGACGGTCTCGACGATCTGCCAGTCTTCGGCCAAGGTGTCGGTCACGCTCGGAACCCAGGTGCTTACCCTGCCGTCGACGCCCTTGAGCGCCATGTACGCGTTGTACGGCACCAGCGCGCCCTCACCGAAGAATGCCTTCGCCGCGCCGGTCTGCGCCGGGTAGGTGTTCGCCGGGACCAGGTAGACAAACATGCCCTTGCCGTTCCAGCCGGCGCGTGCGACGCGGTGGCCGCGCTTGAGCGCCTCGATCGCCAGTCCGAACGTCATCGCCGTGCACGGGCGGTAGGCGTTGTCGAACTGTTCTTTCGGCGACCAGCTGACGTAGCCCTCGCGGCCCGGCACGTTCGGCTTGCCGCCGTCCTGGTACTCGACCAGGTAGCCTGCGTCCGCGCCATTCTCGTCGGCAGGCAGCGTCCAGCCGCGGAATGCGTTGTAAGCCGCACGGGTCATGGCTTCGGCAATGACGGTCTTGGTTCCGATGAATCGCATGGGTATTCCCTTCGTTTTGGTACTGCGGTTATGCGCTCGCGCGCGAAATGTCTAGCTCAGGCCGCGCCCGGGTGCGGCGGCAGGTCCATCCAATGGGTTACGAAGCCCGGCTCGAGCGACATCGCGCTCACGTCACGCCAGATATCCCCGTCGAGGTAGCCGGTCCACACCTCGAGATCGGAGAACGCGATCAGCACCAGAGTGTCGGCATCGGGAAGCCGGGCGGCGATCGGGGTCCAGTTGGTGCTGTCCATGCCTACCTCAGCTTTCGTTGCAGGCCGCTCAGCGCGCGCAGGTGGGCAATGGCCACCTGTTGCGCGTACGGCTTGAGGCCGACGAGCAACGTGACAGCTTGAGCTACGTCAAAACCGTTCTTTTTAGCGAGCGCATCGTTCAGGCTGGGGGAACGTGTCGGCAGCGAAATCGGCGCGCAAACTTCCGGGCAGAGGCAGTCGGTAGGGTGTTCCATCACGCGGCCTCCAGCGCCTGGTTCCCGCGCACGCGGGAACGCTGGGTCCACTCGGCGTACTGGCGATCCCACTCGCCTTGCCATTCCGCGATTGCGGCCGCGCCAGGATTCATGCCGTGTTCGTCACGGCCGGCGCCGCGTTGGAAATCGCGCCGTGCCTTTGCGCGGATCGCCTCGCGCGAGATGATCGGTTCATCCATTCAATCCCCCCTTGGTTTGTTGTGCGCCACGTCAGCCGGCGCTGTTTTTTTCTCGAGCATGTCGACCGCTTCGCGCAGCTGCTGCCGCGCGAAGTACTCGGCCCGTCTCGTGTCGTCGCAGCGGTTGGCAGTGGCTGCCTTGTCGCGATCGCGCCAGGCCTTGGCCCGGTGGACGACCTTCTCGTCCGGCGTCGCTCGCCGTTCCTCCTGATGTGTCATGAACCTCCCTTCGTTACTTGATGCTCTGCGCTGCGCTGCGCGCGCAGCCTGAAATCCCCACCCTTAAAGGTGCAGGCGCTTGAGGCCCCCAGCGACAGCGGCCCGGCCCGGAAAGCGCTGCATATGGCCATGGCGTGGCCATTCGCTTTTCCGTTTCCCAGCGGTACGATTCACCTCGGCGCGGATGTGGGCGAAGGCGAGATCGCGGACGAACGGCGCGACGTGGCGGCCGATGCTGGTGCAGAACTTGCGGAGCGCGGCATCCTCGTTGTCGTTCAGCGGCACCTTCAGCTGCTTCTCGCGCTTCGGGTTCGGGGTGGTGGTCATGGTTTTTCTCCTAGTGGTGCGGTGGTTCAGGACATCGGGGTGGGTGGAGCTGGGAAATCGACCGTGGTCAACTGCCTGATGGAAACTTTTTGGGCACAAAAGCTGTGGACCCCTCGGCCTTATCGCCGCAAGGAATCAGCAGGGGCAAACCTCTCGGGATACAAAATCTGGAGTTCAGTGAGAACGCCTTCGAAATGCTTTGCGAGTCGTTCCGCCAGTTCGGTGGAGGCCCGTTGTTTACCACTCTCGATACGGGAAAGGTTTCCTGGGTCGGTACCGACTGCGCGGCTAACCTCACTGAGGGTTTGCGCCTTGGCCTCCCGGGCGAGACGAAGTGGTGTTTTCATCGGTTTACTCGTGGAATGTTTGCGTAGTACGCATAATAACGCGCGTGAAAAATATGCGCAACACGCTTTGCGTATGTCGCATTAAAAAGTCACGATAGAAGAATGGCCATCGGAAAGACAATTCGCATACTGCGCAAGGCGCGCCGCTACACACTCAACCAGCTCGCAACGATGATTGAGAGCGATGTGGGCAACCTCTCTCGTCTGGAACGTGGTGTCCAGGGTTATACCGAAGCCACCTTGGAAAAGATTGCCGCTGCGCTGGAGGTCCCAGTGGGAGCGCTTTTCGTGGGGAGTGAAACCGAAGCAGAGGCGATTGCCGAACTGGTGGCGCGCGGAGTGACTTTACGAGAGGGGTATGATTTCCGGGCCGTACACATCCCCCACGATAGTGATGACCGTTTTGTTCAAGTTCCGCTCGTAAAACCACGGCTTTCGGCCGGAATCATGGGGATACAGGTCGACCCGGAATATGACGAGGGGCGCACTACTCCCGTCAGTCGGGAGTGGGTGGACAAAAACCGGTTTAATCTCCGCAATCTGATCGCGATAAAAGTACGCGGGGAGAGCATGGAGCCCACCCTTCATGAAGGCGACACTGTCGTCATCAATACGGCCGACATGAAGCCTGTGGACGGAGTCGTCTTTGCGGTCAACTACGAAGGGGAGGCAGTGGTGAAGCGCCTCTCACGCGACGCCGGTCAGTGGTGGCTCACCTCAGATAATGTTGATCAGCGCAAGTACCACCGGAAAATATGCCAGGGCGACGCTTGCTTAATCATAGGGCGAGTTGTTCGAAAAGAAAGTGATCGGATATGACCGAATCGGAACGGTACTTGTGGGAGAACACGTACGCCTATGGACTGAGCAAACTACGAGCCGAGGAAGCTGATTTTGAATCGGAGATGCTCCAGCGAATGGAAGAAAGCCCCGCACGCAAGGAGTTTTACGGAGCTGCCCTCGAGGCCCGCCGCTCCGCCAAGAAGCACGGAATCCGACCATATATAGACGACCACGGCGCCCGCCAACTGAGTGTCAGGCAAGGGATCAAAGCGGCATGCTTGAGTCGTGAGGATATTGATACGGTGACGCGAACGCAGTTATCGCTACTCGAGCGGCTTGATCGACTTCACGTCCTTGAGCGCACAACCCTGGAAGCCACCAGCGTACTTCTGAAGGCTACCGCTCGAAATCGAACTTTGCTTTGGACCGTTATTTGGCTCCTCGTGTACATTGCCATTAAAGTGACCTAGCGCAGGTCAGGCCGGCCACACCCCCCCCCACCCGCATCCAGCCCCGCCTTCAAGCGGGTTTTTTTTCACCCAATCGATCCCCCATGGCATCGATCGCTTCGGGAAATTTCATAGTTTGCGCTTGACGCATATTTTTAATATGCGTAATATGCAAATTAGCGAGCTCAGCACCCGCCGAGCCGCAGACCGGAGACTCAGATGCGACCCTTTCTCATCACGGCGCGCACCGCGACCCTCTGCATCACCTTCAGCGCGCTGGCGCGCTCGAGCGGCGAGGCCGCGATGCTGACAGCCGAGCTGCTCGGCGATCAGCCGTGTGGGATCACCGTTACCTGCGCCGAGGCTAGCCATGCTCTTCCCAACGGCTAGCCGCGACCTGGACGGCGTGCACCTCGGCGGGCAGCGCATCGCCCTGCGGCTGCACCCGCACCCCGATGGAACGATCAGCGTGACGGTGATCGGGCTGCCGGCGCTCACCGGCTTCGACGACCCCTGCCGGCTGTCCGGCGAGGACCGCCCCTACTTTGCCCCGGACGGGATCCAGGTGCACGACACGCGCCTGGAGTGCTTTGCGGCCGACCCCTACGCTCCGATCCTGCGCACCGGGTTCACGCTCGAGCTGGAGCCGGGCATGGCGCCGCTGTTGCGCGCCTGGCTGCCCAGGCTGACAACGGTCGCCACGGCATCGAAGGCGATCGCCGACCAGTTCAGCGCGCAGCTGCCGGACCCGATCTACCACATGCTCCACTCCATCACCTCGGTGGTCGCACGCATCGTCCTAGCAGGCTGGGACGTCGACCATTCGGTGGCGTACGAGCGCGAGCACGGCATCTGGGCCAAGGAACATGAATTTATGGCCCAGTTCGACGCCGAAGCGGTGGCGCAGGAACTGCGCGCCCTTGCCGTCACAGCAGAAGCGCACCCGGTCGATCCGCTGTAGACCGAGAACAACAACGAGACCACCAGGGAACAAAAATGGCAACCACCAAACACTGCGGCGGCAAGACTTGCGACCGGCCATGCCGCGGCATCTCCGACTGCATGCTGCGCAAGGTGTCCGCGTGCGACCAGCGCGAGCACTACGCGCCGAAGATTCTCAAGATCCTGCTGGCTGGGCCGGCGAGCACCGCGGCCATTGCCGCCAAGCTCGAACTGCGGCCCGAGCTGGTCGCGAGCTACCTGCGCCATCTGCACCTTGAAGAGCGTGAGATTCGCCAGTACCAGGAGCGCCCGGGCTTCTCGGTTGTGCTCTGGCGCCTGGGCGCGGACCCAGCGCTGGCGAGCAAGGGCGCGACGCCGCTGGGCGATGACGAGAGCGACGTGAAGCGCACGGTGGTTCCGGCGCGCCAGATGGGCATGCAGCGTGATCCGATGGTCGCGGCGATGTTTGGGCTGGCGCGGGGAGCAGGGGCGTGAGGGCGATCGATCTGTTTGCCGGCGCCGGTGGGTTCAGCACTGGCGCCAGGATGGCCGGCATCGACGTCGTGTGGGCTGCCAACCACTGGCAGAGCGCCGTGGAGATTCACGCCGCCAACCACCCGAATGTCGAGCATGCATGCCAGGACCTGCACCAGGCGCGGTGGCAGGATGTGCCCAGGCACGACATCCTGCTCGCGTCGCCATGCTGCCAGGGTCATAGCAAGGCGCGCGGCAAGGCCAACGGCAACCCACAGCACGACGCCAGCCGCTCGACTGCTTGGGCAGTGGTGTCTGCCGCCGAGTATCACCGACCGGCCTTTGCTGTGATCGAGAACGTGCCCGAGTTCACGCGCTGGGCACTGTACCCGGCCTGGTGCGCGGCAATGGATGCGCTGGGCTATGCGCTGACGCCGATGATCGTCGACGCCGCAGACCACGGCGTGCCGCAGCACCGCGAGCGCCTGTTCATCGTCGCGGTGCGGGCGAAACACCCGCTAATGATCAATCTGCCGAAGCGTAAGTACGTGCCGGCCCGCGACATTATTGACTTCAACTCCGGCAAATGGTCGCAGATCGATAGGCCGGGGCGCGCTGCGGCAACGCTTCGCCGGGTCCAGGCTGGGCGCCGCGCGCATGGTGAGCGCTTCGTCATGCCGTACTACGGAGGCGGCTCAGGGCTGACCGGCCGCTGCCTGAGTCGCCCGCTGGGCACGATCACGACGCGTGACCGCTGGGGCGTAGTGGATGGTGATCTCACTCGCATGCTGACCACTCAGGAGTGTCGCGCGGCGATGGGCTTCCCGTCTGACTACATCCTTCCCAAAACGCACAAGGACGCCGTGCACATGCTCGGAAATTCTGTTTGCCCGCCGGCTGCGCGCGACGTCATCAACGCGCTCCGGGAGGCGGCGTAAACACAAAGTCAAACTCACCCAGCAACACCCAGTAGTCCCACCAACCACAACAAGGAAAACCATGAATACCCAAGAGAAGACCCCTATCGTTCCCGCTATTCCGGGAACCCCTTTCGGCGGCGGGTTTTACGCCGGCCAGATAATGATCGCCGGCGTGCTGCACGCGCTGATCGTCGCACCGAAGGCTGAGGGCGAGCGCCAGGGCGCCTGGCTCGAATCCGAGCAGCGCGTGGCCGGGGCCGACAGCTACTGCGACGGCATGCAGAACACGGTCGCGATGGCCGAAGCTGGAAGCGAGCTGGGGCAATGGGCTCGCGGGCTGAACATCAACGGCTTCACCGATTGGCACATCCCGAGCCAGGACGAGCTGGAGATCCTCTACCGCAACCTGAAGCCGACCGCCGAGACCAATTCCCTGTACGGCCGCTCGGGCGTGAACGTTTCGGCGGTACCGCCGACCTTCGCTTACAGCCGAGAGGTGCCGGCGCAGACCATGGCGCCAGCCTTCACCGAGGGCGGGGAGCAGGCGTTCGAAGACGAGTGGTACTGGTCGAGCACGCAGCACGCTGCCTACGACGACTGTGCCTGGTGTCTGCATTTCGGCTACGGCATCCAGAGCAACCACGACAAGTCGGCCAGCCTCCGCGCTCGCGCGGTCCGCAGATTGCCCATTTAACCCTTCATCCATTTCAGGAGTAACTGATCATGAAGAAAGCACAAGAACTGCAGCAGCCAGGCGGCCGCGTCGCCGGAATGGTAGCCAGCAAGGCGCAATGGATCGCGGAGAACCTCAAGGCGGGCGAGCTGTACGCCGGCCTGATCCTTGGGCAGGACGGCCAACCCGATCATCACCTGGTGCTGTTGCCAGGCGAGGCGGAAGAAGTGACCTGGGAAGCCGCAAAAGCCTTCGCGGTGAAGGCGGGCGGCGAGCTGCCGACGCGCCGCGAGCAGGCGCTGCTTTACGCCAACCTGCAGCGCGAATTCAAGCCGCGCTGGTACTGGTCGAGCGAGCAGCACGCTGCCCACGACGACTATGCCTGGGGTCAGATTTTCTACCACGGCTACCAGAACCTCAGCAACAAGTCGGCCAGCCTCCGCGCTCGCGCGGTCCGCAGATTAATTATTCAGTAATTTAACGCTTTTTATCAGCATGGCACTCCACACCCAACTGCCGATCTACAAGGCCGCCTACGACCTCCTCGACGTCGTCACAGACCTCGCCAAGAACATGCCCAGGGATTTCAAGGCATCGATCGGCGGGAAGCTCCGTGACGAGGTGGTCGCAGTCACGATCTTGATCTTCCGCGCCAACACGGCGCGGGAGAAGGCACCTCACCTGCAGGGGCTCACCGAGCGCCTGCAGGTGGCGGAACTGCTGCTGCGGCTCTCGCGCGACAAGCGCCTGATCGCCGTCAAGCAGTACGCCCGCGCCGTCGAGCTGACCACCAGCATCGGCAAGCAGGCCAGTGGATGGCGCCGCTCCGCAACGTCGCCCGCTTCATGATGGTCACGGCCCCCATGACTGTGCGAACTTTTAATCTGGTCGTGCCGCTGGCCCACAAGGCCACCGCCATGCGCACCGCAGATACCACCCGACATAGTTCGGGCAGGTCTGGCGCAGTTTCCCCGCTGATCGGCCGCTGCGGCCTTCGGCGGGGCGATGTAGATAGCACGAATACACGCAGCACGCTGCCAACGACGACTATGCCTGGAATCAGAATTTCAACAACGGCAACCAGAACAACAACAACAAGTCGGCCAGCCTCCGCGCTCGCGCGGTCCGCAGATTATCCCGGTCGCCTCCATGCTGATTTTTCTTTCGAGGAGCTGGTGCAGGCCTACCTCGACTGCCGCAAGACCAAACGCAACTCCGCCAGCGCCGCCGCGTTCGAACAGGACCAGGAGCGCAACCTGGCCCGCCTGCGCGACGAGCTGGCCGACGGCAGCTACCGGCCCGGCCGCTCGATCTGCTTCATCATCACGCGCCCCAGGCCGCGCGAGGTATGGGCGGCCGAGTTCCGAGACCGCATCGTGCACCACCTGCTGTACAACCGTATCGCGCCGCGCTTCTACCGCTCGTTCATCAGCGACACCTGCGCCTGCATCCCGGGCCGCGGCACGCTGTACGCGGCCCAGCGCCTCGAGCACAAGATCCGCAGCGCTTCCCAGAACTGGAGCCGCCCGCTGTGGTACCTGAAGTGCGACCTCGCCAACTTCTTCGTGGCGATCGACAAGCGCGTGCTGTGGCGCCAGATCGCGGCGCGCGTCACCGAGCCGTGGTGGCTGTGGCTGGCCGGCGTGATCCTGTTCCACGACCCGCGCCAGGACTTCGAACTGCGCGGTAAGCGCCGACTGGTCGACCTGGTACCGCCGCACAAGCGCCTGGCCAGCCAGCCCGACTATCTCGGCCTGCCGATCGGGAATCTGTCGAGCCAGTTCTTCGCCAATATCTACCTTGATGCGCTCGACCAGCACGCCAAGCACCAGCTGCGGGCGCGGCATTACGTGCGCTACGTCGACGACTTCGTGCTGCTGCACGAGTCGCCGCAATGGCTGAACGGCGCGCTGGCGAGCATCGACGCGTTCCTGCCTACGCTCGGCGCAAGGCTGAACCCTACTAAGACCATCCTGCAGCCGGTGGCGCGCGGCGTCGACTTCGTCGGCCACGTGATCAAGCCCTGGCACACCCGCGCCCGGCGGCGCACGGTCAGCCAGGCGATCTCGCGGCTGGCGACGATGGACGCCGGCGACGTCTACGCGGCGGCCAACAGCTACTTCGGCCTGCTGTGTCAGTCGGACAGCAGCCACGCTGACCGAGCCCAGGTGGCGCGGGCGGTGCTGCAGCGCGGTCATGCGGTGAACCGCAGCTTCACCAAGGCCTACAGGACCGGCACCCGATGAGAAACCCAAAGCGACAGAAAGGAATGAACATGGCTACTACCCCCGAGAGAGTCAATATCGTGCTGACCGACAAACAGATCAGCGCCGGCGCGGCCGTGCTGTGCGATTGCCGCAAGCCCGGGCGCATCGGCCGCAACGCGGCGATCAACGTGGTTGAGGCAATGGCCGGGGCCGCGCCACCAGCCGCCAGTGCGCCAGCGGTGATCAGGACCTGGCGCGAGCGGATCGGTGCCGACGAGACTTTCCCGCTCCATGTACCGACTGATGTTGAGCAGGCGATGGTGGCCGAGATTGCGGAGCTGCGGGCCGCTGCCGCCGCCGCAGGGCAACAGCCGGGGTTCCGCTGCCCGACGTGCTGTGCACCAGCCGGCCAGCCGTGCGCGTCAGGTTGCCCTGACGCCGGCCTGGCGGGCGCAGTCAGGATCGCCATCGGGATGCTCGAGGCGCTCG